GCTCCTTCAGTAAGCTGTAAAGGTGAAATTTGGAATGTTTGGGTTTCAATTAGTACTTGCTTACTCATTTCTGTAATTTCCTACATACTTAGCATTAATAGCTCCTGCAATTTTTTCAGCTTCTTTTCTTGATTTACCTTGCTTCATTATATCATCAACTACATCATCAAAGTCTTCTTTTATTTCTTCAGTTTCGTCTACTTGAGCTACTAAACCTGAAGGCATATCCATCTTGTAAGACTTGCCTGATAGTTTTTCATACATTTTTTCCATGCCCGCTTTTTTCTTTTCAAGAATTTTTACTTCACGTTGCATTTCTTTCATTTTTTTCTTGTCTACTAACTCAGATAAATTATCATCTTCAGTAACCATAGAAATTCTTTGGTTTTTAGTTTCAATTAACTCATGTAAGGCTTCAATTTGAGCTTCTAAAGTAGTAATTTTACCTGCTTTTTCAATTTCAGCTAATTTAGAATCAACTGTTTCTTTTCTTACTTTTTTCTTTTTAGACTTATCTTTCAAATCTTCCTTTTCATCACGCATACCATCTTTATAGCCTTCTTCTTCAGCATCAGTACGAGCATCTTCTTGTACTGGAGATATCCCAGCGGGACGTAAATCAACGTAACCACCAATAGCTTCGTTAATTAAATCGGTTAACTTGATCATTTTATCTTCTTTTAAATAATTGTACCCAGTCCCTACTTCTCCTTCAGGAATGTCTTTTTTGGTTTCTTCACCATACCCAGAGCCTTTATATTCGCCTTTAATTTCTTTAGGACTTCCTAAACCTGGAGCATCTTCTGTGTAGCCAATACCCATTATACCAAATGCTTGATTAGTAGTATAATAAGTAGGGTCACCTGATAGATTTTTAGCTACCATTTCTTTTAACTCATCTTCAGTTTTATCAGCATTTTTTGGATCTTTCATCTCAGCATAATAACCTCTTAACATTTCTTCAAAGTTAAGGTTATTTGTGTTTTTTGGATCTTTATAATCATATCCAGCAGTTTCCATATCAGTAACCTCTTTAGTAGGTTTCTTTTCTTCTGCTTTTGCTTCTTCAGATAAAAATTCTTTCCAATTAATAAATGGGTTGACATTACTTGTAACAATACCACCTATAGCTGTTTCAGAGATAATATTTTTATCTTTTAAAACTTTTACGGCTGTATTAAAATTAGTAAAGTTATTAAAAAGGTCTGGAAATAAGCTACGAGCAGATTTCATAAACACATTTTTGTGTCCTTTTCCTTCATTTAATAAGTTATATTGTTCTTGTAAAGTTTTCATATCATTCAGTTAATAATTTTTCTATATCTTTTAAATAATCTAAAACCAAATCTGTAGGAACAATTACAGAATATGATTCTGGTTTTTCCTGATAGTAAGCTATTGTTTCATCTTTTGCTTTATCTACCATAGGGTATAAAGCATTTAAACGAGATTCAATTTCTTTAAAAGCAGCAATTCGTTTTTCTTGAAATGCTACTCTATCAGTATCCTGCTCTTTTAGGTTTAGTTTATATTTATACATATTATTTCTTCCCCCATAAATACCGAATATCTACGCCTTTTGTAGAATGTGGTTTAGCTACAGGTTTCCAGCCTAATTTATAATAGTAATTATCTTTAACTCCTTCTGGGCCAGCTTTAGGTCCTTTACCTAAAGATGATCCAGGATTTGATTCTTTAATTTTTTCTTTTTTTTTAAATGCAAAGGGGGTTGCATATTGGGCACCTGTACCTACAGAAAATGAAGCACCACCACCTGTTCCACTCATTTCATCTAAACCTTTAATACGAGCATATTCTTTAGCTTTATTATTACGTAAATAAGTTCTTAGCTCATTTCTACGTTTTTTAATATCTAAATAATGATCTCTAAAAAAAGGCTCTTCAGTAGCATCTGCTACTTCTTTAGCCGTTCTCATTAAATCAGTTATGTCGTCAAATAATTTTTTATAATCAGCAGTATAATCAACGTCCCAAGAAATTTGACCAGTTTCTGGGTTGATATTGGTTACAGTAGTTATTATCCCACCATTTACTTTAGTATCACCAACTTTACGCATGGGTTACTTTTAATTCTTCTACTAATTCAAGATATTGAAGAATATTTACAATGTTTTCACTTGTAACTTTAGCTGTTTTATCTAAATCTTTAATTAAGTTAGATACTTCATTGATTTTAATTTGAACTGTTTTATCTGTGATTTGGGCTAATAACTCATTTAATTGAGTTTTTATTTTAGATACCTCGTTATTATAAAATTCCTTTAATACTGGAGTTGAATCTACTGAATTAACATATTGTCTAAGTACTTCTTTTTGGCTATCGTATAAACCATTATACTTACCATTAAATTTTTCCATTAAAATTTTATAAGTAAGCATACGAGTATCTTTATCATATGTTTGGAATTCCTGTAATATCTCAGCTTCAACTTTTTCAGTACTAATTTCTGATGTTGAAAGGTGCTCTAGAAGGGTCATTTTATTATTAATAATAATATCTGTATCAACTAAAGCATCAGTATTTTGAATTTCATTTAACATATAAAAAGCAGCATGCGTTTTATAATGAGAAAGTTTAGTTTTAAAAAATTCTTCTATATTATAATGCTTTTTAATTTCAGTAATAAGGTTATACTTTTCTCTTTTAAGCGCACTACGATTTAACTTTTTAGAAGCTTCAAGTAATGTTTGTATCATTACATTAGCTTTTGATTCAGTTAAAGATGTGTTTTTTGTAAGAGTTTCATATAATTTATACTCCTTTCCAAGTTCACTTTTAATAAAATGTTTTTGGATTAATTTTAAAGACTCTGAGTCTTCACCATTAAGGGTATCTGCCGTTACTCGGCGTACCAATAGTTCAAATAAAATACCAGTATTTTTGTATTTTGAATGTTTAATGTTCATTCCTAGTAGGATTTATTATAAATATATAAGGAGATATTACTCTTTAATATTTGATTCATCTAATAATGATTCTTTTTTCTTATCTGATGTAAAAACAAGTTCCTTACTCATGGCTTCAAGCAATGAACGATTTTTAGCATAATTTTTAGTAGCGGATTCATTAAAACCAGGTTGATCATCTACTTTATTTTGTTGACGACCTAAACGATCTTTACCAAATGCATTATCTTGAGTATTAATATTAGATACTTTTTCTTCAGGACGACCTAAAGGTTCTTTATCATTTGGATAATAACCATCAGGTACATTAGCAGGGTCACTTTCCATTCTACCTTGACCATATAATGAAGCTAAATCATGTGGTGTACCATATGAACGACCTGTTGTAAGTGGGTCATTACCTTCAGTTTCAATTTGATTCATACGGAACTGACGTTTTTGATCTTGAGCTATTAAGTCTCTATATTCTTCATATTGGTCTTCACTGAAATGGAATATGTGTTCGTAAATCCAATCTGTTGGGACTAATTTATTTTCCATCATTTGAGAAGCTAGATCTACTTTTTCCTTCATTAAAGCAATCTTTTCTTGATCGTAAATAATAGATGGTGTAGTTAAATCTAATTCAAAATTAGTCATTTGTTCATCTCTATACCCTTGAGCATATAAGTGGACTAATGCAATTTTATATAATTCAGATAATAATATACGTTGTAATCTATCAATTGTACGACCAAAACGAATATCTTCAGCTGCTAATGTTGCTTTACCAGATAAGTTTTCATCATATCCCATAAATGCTTTAGGTACTTTAAGAGCAGCAAATAGTTTTTCTCTTAAATATTCAACATCTTCAATTGCAGCATACTCTAAACCTTTAGTAGTATCAATTTTTGTTGCTTGATCATTACCTCTAATAGGGATATAAAAATCCTCCATTACATTTTGCATATTGTACTTCAGGTTATATTCACCTGTTTTCTGGTCCATTAATGGAGTACGTTTCATTGTAGAAATTGTTTTCTGCATGAAATTTTCTACTTCATTAGGTGGAATTGCACCTACATTAATATAAAAAATACGTTTTTCAGGTGCACGAACAATCCTGTGGATTAACATTGCATCTTCCATTAATGCATATTGCTTATACAATTTACGAGCGGGTTCAATATATGAACGACCATATGGAAGATAATTTACATCTGATAATAATCTAAAGTGAGCTATTTCGTAGTTATCAAATGTTATAGTACTAGCATTTCCTTGTGAATTATTAGGACCTGCATAATAACCAGAAGAAGAACCACCATAAATACCTTCTGGGTTGTAATTAAATTGAATTTTAGAAGGTGCTTCAGGGTCGAAATTTTCTTGTCTTTCAATGTGGTATGCTGAATATGGTATTACATTAAATACACCAAATTCTTCTGAAATTTCTAATTTTAAGAAAAAATCACCATACTTACACATTTGACGAGTCCAAGACCAAAGATTAAACTCAATGTTTAATACATCATAAAATAAGTTATATAAAATTTTCTGAATGTCTTCATCAGATGATTTGATTTGAAGAATTTCCCCCATATCATTTTTAAGAGTACATTCGTCAGCTACAATATCAAGAGCAGAAGCTATAATAGCATCTGTATCCATTAAATCATAATCTGAGTAAATAAATGTTCTCAGATATTGATAGTTCATATTGAACTGGGCTCCGTAAAGAGAAGTTGAAGCTGGGTTTTGGTAGATTCCTGAGAATCTATCCATTAAAGCATTAGTTTCAAATTCTCCAGAAGTTTGAATGTGATCTGTATCGACTACTTTTAATTGATTACCTCCTACATTTCGTATTACTACGTCTGAAGCAAATAATCTTTGTAATCTTTTAAATAAGCTAGTATCAGCCATGAGTATATGTTATTATTATAAATATTATCTAATTTATAGAAGCCAACTAATATCTTCTTTCCCACCATATGGATTATCTATTTCATAAGGATTTTGGACATTATTACTGTTACCATACCCCCCTGCAAATGGTGTTGTGTTTCTTGATATGCTATTCATAACAGCTTTAGATTTCTCTAAATGTTGTGTTTTAAATTTAAATGAAGTGTCTCTCATAAACATAGCAATGCCAAATGCCATAACAAGATCATCATTATAACCTTGTTGAGCTTCTGGTCGTCCATTTTTCCACATGAATACTTTCATTTCTTCAATCAAACGTTTTGATTGGATCGTAACATCTTTACCATTAACATACTCTTGAAATTTACCTACTATCATAGGTCTATTTCTAGATGTTGTAGTAAAACCAGCTACCATTTTAGATGTATCCATATATTTATCAAAATACGAATCACTCATTGAGGAATCACTCTTACTTGAATAAAATAAATTATTATATCCTCTTTCTATTACTGTTTGAATAGTAGCCCAACCAATCGAAGCATTTTCAATTACAAGTAATGCTTCATTGTATTCAGTAGCTATCCCAACTAATAAATGCCCATATTCTTTAGTACTAAGTTGACCTTTGTATTCAGCAACTTGAGTATTTGTTTCAATGTCTATAATATGAAAAGCAGAATAATCTTTTCCATCTCCACGAGCGACATCTGCAACCACAAGATAGGATCTTGAGTAATCGGCAGGTTCCCAAATCCATAGATTTTGGTCAGCACCTCGTTTTTCAAGTGGGTCCTTAATATATGTTTGCTCATAAAATTCTAAATATTCAGCATAGAATACAGTATCACCTGAAGTGCTAAAATCACAATCACATTCTTGAGCTGCCATTCTAGGATCACCTAATAACTCATCTTGTCTATCTCTCCATGTTTGGTCACGCTCTGGGTGAACATACCAAGGTAATTTAATAGGTAAAAAATCATTTTCAGCATTTTCTGCTCTAACCCATGTTTGATGAAACCAATTACCTGTACCATAAGGAGTAGATAATGCTATACACCCACCACCAGTTGCTAATGTTTGTTGAGCTGAAGCCCAAATTTCACCAATATTATCAATAAAAGCTGCTTCATCAATTAATAGAAGAGAAACTGCTTCTGATCTACCTGCATCACTTGATGCTGATGTTGCTTTGATTTGTGATCCATTACTTAAGCGTAATGTTAATTTATTATTTTCAGGTGCTTCTATCTTAAGCCATGAAGGTAAATTTTCATACATGAATTTAACCTTCGTAACCATGTTTTTAGCTGTATCCTGCTTCGTTGCAATACAAAGTATATTTTTATCTTTATGGAATAACATTAACCATAAAGAATAACCAGCACCTAAAGTAGAAATACCTAACTGTCTAGATTTAAGTATTATTGAATAAGGATTTTCTTGGAATAAAGTTAATACTTTTTCTTGAAACGGATATAAATGAAAAGGAATACGCCCACGTTGTGGGTGTTGAATAAAACAGTACTTTTTCATAAAGTGTATTGGGTCAGCAGCACACTTAACGTATTCAGATTGAATTATTTTTCTTAAATCTTGACTCATTTACCTATTTTCCAATACATGCGAGCTGTATAGACAGGTTGAAAATCTGGGTTTAAACCTATTCCAAAACCGTATGCATTTCTTTTTTTATTAATGTATAATAATTCACCATTAATATTTTGTACTGCTTGATTAGTTGCTCCTACCGAAACACCTCCGTAAAATTCCCTTTTGTAGAGGTAAATAGTATTATTAATTGTAGTTGTTGGGATGAATATGTTGGATTGAACATCTCTCATTGATATTAAATTACGAGTAACTGTATCATTTATTACTATAGTACCAAGAGTATCAATCTTAATAGTGTCTGTATAAAAATACTTTGCGTAATAATCTTTTAAAATAGAAATAGTATCAATTGGTGTTTGGAATGTATCAATGTTTATTACTGTTTTACGAATATATTTAGGTATATATTCTTTTTCAGTAACTTTTACAGTATCCCATTGGGTAACTATTTCTGTAATAATTTCAGAGTCTACAGGAGGTGTAGAAGAGCAGCTTCTTGAAAAAAACAATAAAACTGCTAATACTACAATTAGTAAAGTCTGTATACTTTTAAATAAGTCCTTCAAGTTCATTCTTGATTTTAGTTAGTTCTTTTAAACGAGCTA